TTGGTCTAAGGTTAAGAACGTAGGACACACTACAAGAATTCCAGCTTTTGGTTGTAGTTCTGAAAATATAGAAATTATATATGTAAAGCCTTACAGAGCTGGTTATAAGTATTATTCAAGCCCAGATTATGCTGGTGGTTTACAATACGCAGAACTAGAGCAAGAAATAAGCAACTATCATTTAAACAATATACTGAATGGTTTAGCACCGTCAATGCTCATCAACTTCAATAACGGAACGCCAAACGCAGAAGAACGTCAAGCGCTAGAAAACCGTATATACCAAAAGTTTAGCGGTTCAAGTAATGCTGGTAAGTTTATTTTAGCATTTAATGACAATCCAGAAAGTGCAGCAACTATTGAACCAATACAATTAAGTGAAGCACATCAACAATATCAATTTTTAAGTGATGAAAGTTCTAAAAAAGTTATGGTTGCCCATAGGGTTGTTAGTCCTATGCTTTTAGGAATTAAAGATAATAGCGGACTAGGTAATAATGCAGACGAATTAAAGACTGCATCTACATTAATGGATAATACCGTTATAAGACCATTTCAGATGCTTTTAATAGATGCCTTTGATGGCATACTAGCTTACAATCAAATGAGCCTTAAACTGTACTTTAAAACGCTTCAACCGTTAGAATTTACAGATTTAGAAAACGTTGAGGACGCTGAAACAAGAGAAGAAGAAACAGGGGTAAAACTTAGTCAAGAATTACCTGATGAATTGGGAAGTGATATTGCTGATGAATTAATCGACTTAGGAGAGAGTGAAGAAGAACTACTAGCTGAATATGATTTAGTAGATGAAAGCGAAGTTGATTATGAACTAAACGACGAACTAGACGAAGTTATAACAGACTTAAACACCGAGCCAGACGAAACAACATTATCTAAGATATGGAATTTTGTAAGTACTGGAACAGCAAAGCCAAACGCAAAAAGTACACAAGACGGTAAGTCAAAACAAGATAGTCAAAAGGGTGTGCAGTTTTTAGTACGTTATTCTTATGCACCAGAAACTTACAGTAGTAATTCAAGAAATTTCTGTAAGAAAATGGTAGATGCTAAAAAAGTTTATCGTAAAGAGGATATAGTATCAATGGGTAAAAAATCTGTTAATACAGGTTTTGGTAAAGGCGGTTCTGATACTTATTCAATATGGTTGCATAAGGGTATCTCTTGTGTGGGTGAAAAAACTGAACTTTACAAGGGCGGTGCAAGATGTAATCATAAATGGTTTAGAAAAACCTATCAAATTAAAAATGGTGAAAAAAGCCAAATAACAAGCGGTCAGGCTAAAAGTAAAGGTTTTAAATTCCCTAAGAACGCTCAAAAAGTACCAGTAGCACCAAAGGATATGAAGTATAAAGGTTATACTGCTGAATATTGGAATAAAATGAAATTCAAAAACTAAATGGCAACAGCATTATTTATATCAAGAACTGACTTAGTAAGAAATTCCATCTTAGATGGGAATGTTGATACTGATAAGTTTATACAGTTTATAAAACTAGGTCAAGAAATTGACATCCAAAACCTACTAGGAACTGATTTATATAACCGAATAAGTACGGATATTGAAAACAGTACTTTATCTGGTGATTATTTAGCACTTGTAAGCGATTATATACAACCAACCCTTATATGGTTTGCTCAAGTTAATTATATTCCATTTGCAGCATATCAAATTAAGAATGGCGGCGTATTTAAACATTCTAGCGAAACAGCCGAAAACGTAAATAAAAACGAAGTTGACTATTTAGTAGGTAAGGCTAGGGAATATGCAAATTATTATAGCACAAGGTTAGTAGATTATTTATGCTTCAATCAATCTAAGTTTCCAGAATACACAAGCAACACAAATGACGATATTAGCCCTGATACAGATACGGTTTTTAACGGTTGGGTTTTATGAAATATAAAGTAAAGAAAAAAAACTTAAATAAGTTAATGTCTTATTTAAAAAAACAGGACAAACCTTTAGTAAAGGAAAAGACTAAATGATAAATAACGTTTTAAAAGCTAAAACAAGAGAATACACTAGCAGAGGTTTAACGACTGAAAAAATATCTGTTACTTGGCGTCACTATATTAGTGGTATTTCTACTTATACTTTGTACGGTACAGGAGCTACAACAGTCTTCCCTTATGCTTATGGCGGTATTGGAGTACCTTTTGATGCTTATTTTAGTCAATTTCAATTGTCATCAATGCCATACTCATCTAGACAGTTCCCAAACGGAAGCTCTTTGACTTTAAGCGTTTATATAGACGGAGTTTTAAAAGGAAGTCAAACAAGTTCATACGGCAATAATGTTAGAGAAGTAGTACTTTTAGATTTTGGTAGGTCAATAGAAATAAACAGAGGTCAAGTGGTAACGCTAAGACTACAAGTGAACGGACAGTGGTGGTATTGTACTAGTACATCAATAATAATAGAGAGATAATGAAAAAGCCAATTTTAGCATTAGTGCCTAGTGCGGAGAAATTTTTGAAAGTTTATTCAGTTTTACCAGTAAATGGTGACGGAGATTTTGAACTAAGAAGAAACGGTGCTGCAAATAGAATAAATAAAGATGGTTTAATTGAGTTTGTTTTAGGTTCAGACAATCCTAGATTAAATTGGAGTGGTGAATGTCCTAGCCTTTTATTAGAGGGTGTATCTACAAATAAACAAATTAGAAGTGAGGAGTTTGACAATGCAGCGTGGACTAAAACAAATATAACAGTTACTGCAAACGATACGATTTCACCAGACGGTACAGAAAGTGCTGATAAAATACAAAGAACAAGTACTGCTGCTAGTTATATATATGATGCTATAAGCATAGGTTATGGTGCTAAGACTTACACTAATTCAATTTTTGTAAAAAAAGGTGAGGGTAGCTTTTTAGCCATTAGAGCAAGAGGCTCTGGTGCGTGGGTAGATTTAAGATTTAATTTTTTAACTAAGCAAATAATTTCTTATACTGCAACTAGTATATTTACTGCAATAAGCTCAAAGGTTGAGGAGTTTGACAATGGTTGGTTTAGAATATACTTTACATATACAACCGACGGTTATAATATACTAACGCACTCTTATAGTCCCAGATTTACACAGGGCGATATTGATGACACAGACGTAAACAACAATGCTAATTGTTTTATTTGGGGGTCACAAGTTGAGGAACAAATATATGGGTCTAGCTACATAAAAACAGAGGGTAGTATAGCTACAAGAAACAAAGAAACTAGAGTATCGACTGGGTTATATGGTGACCCAGAATTTAATAAAAATGAGGGGGTCGCATTTATAGACGTTAAACCTTTTCCAGTCGATGCAAGTGATACAAACGGAAACATAATATCTTTAGTAGGTGGGAGTTATAATCAAATGTTTTTTAGGTTCAGAACAAGCAATGTTTTAGAATTTTATGCTCACGATGCACCAGCAGGTTCGGCAATTTTTGATTATGACTTAGCACACAATGGCGGCAGAATTAAAGCAGCTATAAGGTGGAACAATGGCAATTATTCTATTTTTGCAAACGGACAACTTTTAAACAGTTACTTAAATACTAGTAGATTTTTTAGTGACTTAGAAACATTCCAATTTCAACAATCATATAGCAGTAATGAGTTTGAGGGTGAAGTTTATGAAATACAAGTTTTTGACGAAGCCTTAGATAATAACGAAATGGTAAAATTAACGGAATTATGAAAATAGGCAAATACGAATTTAACGACAAAGAACAAGTTAAAGAAAAAATTGAAGATTTAGGCGTGGACTATGATTTTGAGGGTAACCAATACCCTACACACAATCACACTATTGTTGAGTTGGGAAATATAGTTTTACAAAAAGGTGAATACGAGATTAAAGACGGGGAAATGCAAATGATTAAAGAGCCTATTTTAAGCGATAAGTATCACGTTGATGTTATATGGAGTGACTTAAAAGACCACCCTTGGGGTTGGAAAACTTACAGTTGTGATTTAGACACAGAAGGAATGCACTGTTTTTTTGGACTTTCATATTTAGAATATAAAATAAAATAATAATGGCAAATAATATAAATTGGGGTGAAATATATTGTTACTCACATTGGGGTGACGATAAAAACAAAGCAAGTGTACCAGAGTTTCCAGAATTTTGTGCAATAGAGCAAGGAGTATGCGGCACTCAATATTCATATACTGGTGGAGAAAAATTCCCTACTCTTTTAAACATTAATTTAGGAGCTGGGACTGGAACTGTAACACTTAATTTTAATGCTAAAAACGTGCCAGATAAATTTGAGGTGTGGTTTGACGGTGTTAAAGTTATAGATACTGGTTATAGAGGCCTAGCAACGGAACAGACTAACCTAGATAACGCTTTAGCTTTAAGAGGTTTGCCTAGTGAAACGATAGCTGGAACTGGTACAGGTACTGCTAATTTTAGTAAAACAACAAGCACAGAGGTAGCTTTAGTTAAAGTTTACGCACCATTAGATGGAACTTCGTGGGATATAACATTGGGCTGCCCAGTATAAAATTATGAATATACAAGATTTGAGAATAGCGATATTAAATGCAGTAACCTTTGGGGTTAGTTTTACGCATATAGAAAATGGTTTAAAAATTATATTATTGCTTTTATCCATAGGATATACGGCACAAAAAATATACGAAACGCACAAGAAAAAGAATGACTAAGAATTTTAGCATAAAAGAGTTTGATTGCAAGTGTGGTTGTAAAATGCCTGAAGATGTTTTAGTAAATATAACTAAACTAGCAAACCAATTACAGTACGTTAGAGATTGCGTTGCTATGCCTATAACAATAAATAGTGCTTATAGATGTGAAGCACATAATAAAGCGGTCGGTGGTTCTCCTAACTCTCAACACCTACTAGGCAAAGCTGCTGATATTGTTATTCAAGGACTAGACCCTATTTTAGATACTTACGACTATTTAGATAACCTTATGCTATCAGGCGAAATATTACAAGGCGGTTTAGGAATGTACGAAACATTTACGCATTATGATATAAGAAAAACAAAAGCACGTTGGAATGGGTAAGTATAAAAAAGAAAACGGAACCACAAGGGTAGGCGATGCTTTACGTTGGTTATTAAAGCAAGGCAAAGAAGTTGCACCAGAACTTTTAAAAATAGCTGGCAACGTTACAGGAATAGAAGCACTAGATGTTTTAGCTTCAAAAATAGGAGCAGACGATAAACTAAGCGAAGCAGATAAACAACTTTTATTAGAAGAACTAAACTTCGATAAAATTGAAATGCAAGAAACAACTAAGCGATGGGTTTCGGACAATAATACAGAAAGCTACTTAACACGCAATATAAGACCCCTAACACTTGCTTTTTTAACCGCTACACTGTTTATTTATATTATATTAGATAGTTCATTAGAGAGCTTTAAAATAGACCCTAACTGGATTGATTTACTTTCTTCTTTATTACTTTTGGTTTATGGTGGTTATTTCGGTATGCGTTCTGCAGAGAAGATAACTAAGCATTGGAAAAATAAATAGTTTTTTTCTTGTTTTTTTAAAATAAAATATATAACTTTGGATTTTTTATTAAAACTAGACATTTAGTTAAATGTTTTGTTGCCTTTAAAGGCATAAAAAACAAATACAAAATAAATAGATATAAAAAGTTAAATAAAATATAAGACTTAGGGGAACTAATCAAATGGCAAAAAAAACACAACGTAAAAAATTAATAGAAAAACTAGATAAAATATTTAGTATATATATAAGACGTAGGTTTGCTAAGAATGATATAGCTCAATGTTTTACTTGTGGCAAACAAGACCATTGGAAGAAGCTACAAAACGGACATTTTCAAAGTCGTAAACACTATTCTACTAGGTGGCACGAACATAATTGTCAGGTGCAGTGTGCTGGTTGCAATGTGTTCAGGTATGGCGAACAGTATAAATTTTCTAAAAACTTAGACAACACTTATTATGACGGTTTAGCAGAAGAACTGCATATAGAAGCAAATAAAACTGTAAAGCTAGATAATACAGATTTAGAAATGTTAATAGAAAAATATGAATTGTTAATTAAAGAACTAGATGTTTAATGTATATTTGTAGTGTATTGTTTTTGTTTTAAAATAGGCTAACCAGCCAAATTAAGCCACCTGTAAAAGGGTGGTTTTTTTTGTTTAAAACTATTTTTTTTTGTTAATTATTTTTTTTATTGAATTATTTGTTTTATATTTGCATAGAACAATTAAAACAATACATTATGAAAGCAAATTTAACAAAACTAAACAATTTAAAAGAAAAGCTCGAAGAAAAGCTAGAAGCTATGGAATGGGCAATGGACGAAAGGTCAGAAAAATGGCACGAAAGCGAAGCTGCTGAAATACACGAAGATAAGATGAATTCTATTGACACAGCTATAGGTTCAATACAGGATGCTATAGACGAACTGTCAGAAGCTTTTAATTTAGAAGATTTATTTTAAAATTATAAACAATACACTATGAATTTATTTGAAAGATTAAAACCAGAGTACAAAGACAACCTAGAAACAGGTAATACTAAGCACCCAGCTTTAGTTGGATATGCAGTTGACCAATTAGAACTTTACGAATTTGTTAGAGATATGCCTTATGGTTTGGTAACAGACTTAAGGTTTTTATTAGACGTAGATAGTCCTTACGAATTATTTAAAGAGATTTAATATGACTTATATAGAAGATGTTAAAAGGGCGTCAAGTACTGATACAATAGATTATTTAAATGCTAGAATAGAAGCATTAGAAAAAAGAGTAGAATTTTTAGAAGCACAAATAGAAATCAAAAACAATTAATATGAACAAAGAAAAATTAGCAGAGTTATACAAATTCTATAAACTTGAAAAAGACGATGTATTTAAGCATCAACACTATTTAATCATAACCAGAAGCGGAATTGATAAAATACAGGCGGTTGCTAAAATACAAATAAATTACGAAGTAGTAAGGTGCGAACCAAACTTTGCAGTGTTTAAAGCAATAGCACACAAAGGAGCTACAACAATAGAAACTTTTGGTAGTGCCTTAAAAGGCGATAGCTACAAGGACAGTTCAACAAATAGCTGGTACGTTGCTGAAATGGCAGAGAAGCGAGCAATGAGTAGGGCGGTGCTTAAATTAACAGGCTTTTATGAGCAAGGAGTTTTTGGCGAAGATGAAAGCGAAAGTTTTAAAAATAATAATAAATAATAACAATTAAAAACAAGTAAAATTATGAGTGCAATTATCAATTACAGTTTAAGAGTAGATAAGCTCCCTAAAGAGAAATTTATCGCTGGGAAAGACGGTGCGGTTTATGTAAACCTTACAATGTCAGTAAATGACGAAACACGATACGGTAACAACGCATCGATTATGATTAGTCAAACACAAGAAGAACGAGAGGCTAAGAAACCAAGAACTTACATTGGCAACGGTAAGGTCGTTTGGACGGATAATAAAATAACTCTTGCCGAGCGTGAAGAAGCTAAAGAAGTGGTTCAAGAAGCTGAAACAAGCGACTTACCATTTTAACTAAATAGGGCGGTGTAATAACCGCCTTTTTTATTACCTTTACAAAACAATACAATAAAATGACAGAAGAACAAACTACACATAATATGTTAATGGAGTTGATAGCAGAAGAATGTACTATCGACACAGCAGCAGTTATGGAATACCCACCAACCGCTTTAAGTTTAGGGGAGAAAACTATACAGTCAAAAGGTGGCGAAATAACAATGCCTATTCCAATTGGAACTTATGGAAATTTTAGTTTCGTACAAGCACCGCCAAAAAGTAAAAAGACATTTTTTGTATCATTACTAGCTTCGGTTTATTTAAGTGGTGGCAATAACTTTGGAGGTAAAATAAAAGGACATAGGGACGGACGTTGTTTAATGCACTTTGATACAGAACAAGGTCATTGGCACGCTCAACGAGTTTTTAAGCGTGTTCAAGATATGAGTAATACAAAAGAAGTTGGTTGTTACCATACTTACGCATTAAGAACGGTAGGGTATAAAGAGCGAATACAATTCATAGAACACTGTTTAGAACAAAACAAAGGTAAAAACGGATTAGTTATTATAGACGGAATAGCCGACTTAGTTTCAGACGTTAATAATTTAGAAGAAAGCAATTTATGCGTGCAGAAAATTATGCAACTATCAGCAAAATATGATTGTCATATAGTAACGGTAA